CGGTGTGGGTATCGGAGGTCGTTCCCGCTGTGTCAGTCACCCTGAGCGCGGTCGCGGCGTTGGACGATAGCGCGTTCACCTCAAACGTCACTGTCCGTCCCCGCAAATCGATCACGAGTTCGGGCGGGAGGTACTGGTCAAGCGTCCCCACCGCCCCTGTGTTGGTCAGCGAGACGCCGTAATGGCCATGCGTGATGCGCGTCGGGTTGTCCACGAAGTTGTTCCGCGCCACCGTGCCGGTGAGCGAGAACCGCGTCGGGGCGGAGGCGGTGCCGTTGCCCCAGATATCGAAGTCCGAGTTGTCCACCATGTTCGGGGAGGCGCGGTGGTAGACCGCCAGCACGTCCTCCGCGCTTCTGATCCAGTCCAGTCGGCCAAGCGAATACGTCCGCATGTCCGTGATGGTGGGGAGAAGGGACTGCACGGAGAACCGCGTGTCGTCCAGCCGGTCGTTGAGCGCGTTGTCCATCTCCACCTTGGTGTGCGACCCACGGGGCAAGAGCATGTAGGTCTCGGAGGTGTAGGTCGTGTCGGTGCGATTACCGACCCACGTTGCCTGGCCAGCCGAGTCGTCCCATGCGGTCACGTTACGGGTGATATCGCCCGTGTTAGCGGCGTCCGGCATGATCAGCAGCCAGTGGCGGAAGTGATTGTCGTCCCCGGTCGTGTCGGTCCAGCCGTTCAGCACGGCGGTTGTGGCATCACCGGAGTTGATATCGCCCGTGTGGCCGCCAAGGCGGCGGGTGGCCTGCTGCTCGACAGAGAGTCTTGTGCTCACTTGCGCCTCACCCGACTCCAGGTCTCGTTACGGCGGTAGACGGCGGCCTTTCTGTCGCGCCAGAGACGTTGCCCTAGAAGCAGAATCACACTACGAATACCAGATGTGAACCCACATGAGGTCGATGCGATTCGTAGTCGAGGTGTAACCACCAAATGAACAGGGCCACGCATCTTCGCGGTTATCTATCGTCCCCTGCGAGGTGCCATCAATAAACCACTCAATCGCATCGGTTGTTCCTTCAGCCACAGTAACCTTGAACCGATGCAGGAGGGTGCCGTCTGCTGCACCAACATCTGAATCCGCGCTACTACGGAGGGTGAAGTTCGCGTTGTCGGTATGGATGAAAGCAACGTGATCTGCTTCAGTACCGGGTGTCCCGCCGCCGTCGATTAGGCCAAATCCGGTGGTGGTCTCGTTGGCCGAGTGAACGGGGAATCTCGCCTGGACTTCCAGGTTCAACTTGGTGGGCTGGTACCCGAGAAACTGCGCTGCCTGCGTTGCGTGGTTGTAGTCACCGAAAAGCTCGGGGCTGTTGATCAGGTCGCTTGCCGAGTTGAATCGGATGCGGTTAGGATTGCCAACATCCGACGAACTCAGGAAGTCAGCGGAACCGTCCGCTGCTGTTGGCGCGAGCCCAGTAGTCGTCCAACTGTTGTCAGAGAGTGCGTGATTCGTAGCACCGAGCACTGTGTCTCCAACAGAGAGCCAGAAGTCAGTGCCCGCGTAGCGAACCCAATCCTGACCTGTGAGGATATGTACGCGGTTGTCGGGACCGCGAATGATGTCAACCATTACGTGGTCCTCCGGTAGCCGTAGGTGACGCGGAGGGTTGCGTCTGTACCGTCGCGGCGAATTACACGGAAGTTAGCCAGCTCAGACGGGTCGGTGAGTTTGATGATGTCACCGGCCAACGCCTGCCTGCCGACCGAGGCCGTGGGGTCAGCTACCCCGTCCACCCTGAAGCGGACTGCCGCCCCCTCCACGTCGATAGTCGCCACGTCATGATCGGTGACTTCACTGGCCGAGAGGCGAACGGCCGAGGATGAGACGGTGATGGATTCAAAACCATCCCAGGTGGCCCCTGAGTCGGTGGTGGGAAGTACACCGGTGGTGCCTGTAAGAAATGTCGCATCGCCGTAGGCGCGATTGCCAATGCGCGGCGGGTTGGTTTCGATAACACCGTCATTGGCGTCAACGCGGGGGTTGATGAGGCGGAGCAGGTTCAACATAGACTAATCCTTTGTATCGCCAGCGAGCCGCGTTCCTAGCCAGCGGGAGCGGTGCCTGAGTTCACCGTCCGCCGTGCCTCGGAAGTCGCTGGAATCCTTCACACCCTTTTTCTGGAGCCTGTTTGCCTCGCGCTTGGAGTTGTTCCAGAGTGACGAGGTGGGGAGTTCTCTTCCGGCGCTGTTCTGCGCCTTGTTGTGGGCGTACTCCAGTTCCGCCCCGGCTTCCTTGAACTCCCTGAGATCAACCGCCCTCTCGTCAGGTGGTATTCGAGCCTCGCCGACCTGGGCAATCTTGTAGATGCTCAGGCGTTCGGCATCGTTGCCGCACTCGGGACAGGAGCGGGGGGAAGGGGCACTGACTGCCCCGAGTGCGTCGTGGGGATGGCCTTGTTTGCACCTGTAGGTGTAGAGCGGCATCAGACTGGTTTCCATGTTGGTCCTACGAGGACGCGATGGGGCCGATCCCCAAGGGGCTTAAACTCGACCATCTGTGCCATAACTCGTTGTGCGTCCGCCCGAGCCATCTCGAACCGGTCACTCGGAGCGAGAACGCTAGGCGCGCGGTCAAAGGCATACTGGTAAACCCGCGAACAGGCCACCGCGATTGCCCTACGTGCCAAGCGTTCTTCGCCCACGATCATTACGTATCCTTCAGGCGCTCAGTTAAGAAACCCTAGGATGGGTTTATTAACAAGGTCGGCACCTCGATGTAGTCGAAGTGCGCCATGTAGGTCCACAGCGCGACCTGGACGTAGAAACACCGAGCACCGACCAGTACCGGGGCCGCCTTCGGCTCCCAGTTGATCGCGTCCACGCTGACCTGTGCGTCAGCCTCGGTTGAACCTTCCTGGAAGTGAGTCGAGTAGTGACGCAGGGTCGTGGTGGCGACCTCCGCAGTCACGGTGACGTTTCCAGTCGCCTGCACGCGGGCCGTTGAGGTCGCGGCCGAACCGTCCGACTTCAGCGGCAGGGGCACGAACGCCGTGCCAGAGGACGAGACGGTGGCAACCGACTTGATTGCCATCTCGCCGTCGTCTGTGGTCGGCGTATCCACGGCTACCTGCGCGAACACCGGGATTATGGTCGTGCCAGATGCCGCGTCGGCAGACATCTCCGCCGCCGTGTCGGTGATGGCCGTGCCGTCACCAGTCACCGGGGCCGAGATGGTGCCAGCGCGCACCTGATAGCCGCGACCATCGAGGAGCATGGCCTGCTGCCAGTCCATGACCACTTGCTGGCCGAGGGTGTTCAGCCATGCACCGGGGGTGCCCCCGGTGCCGAAACCGGCACCGAGACTACGATAGACTTCAAAGAGAGGCATTCAAATCATCCTTTCCGCGCCGTCATCCGAAGATGGGGCTTCGCGGGATTGCTAGATTCCGAGCTGCGCCGTCGTGAACTGGAGCACATCGAGGCTGGCATAGCAGCTCGGGCCTGTGCCCATCGTAACATCTTGAGCCATGTTCGTGCTCCTTTCAGTCTTCTAGGTTGAGCCGCCCCACTGGGCGACACGGGGACCGACGCAGCCCCAGTAGTCCACAGTGAGAACAGTTGCAGCGCTCTGGGCGAGGTCTTCGATGTACCACCACGGGGTCAGTGGGGCGTCGCCGCCGATGTTTCCAGCACCCACAAGGGCACCATTGATGTAGCAGGCCACGTTGTCGCCAGTTGTGTCTGTCGCTCCCGAACCAACCATCTCCACGACGATGTACGTGTTACTGGCAAGCGTGCCGTCCCAATCCGCGTTTGCATCTGAGGCTCCACCGTTGGAGGCGAACGTGACGGCGGAGTCTTCCGTCGTGTCGAAGACCGCGATAGCGCAATCCGTCGCCGTGAATGTCGGGGTGGCCTTGACATCCACGGCACCGTTATCGGATACGGAGTCGGTCATGCCGGTCTCGAACTTCACGTTGGTGATCCGTGTCGCCATCTTCATCCGGGTGATGAAGTAGAACCCACGGTCCCCCGACCAGTTAAGGCCGTAACCCTGGCCGGCCGTGTCTGACCCGCCGGTGCCGGTCGTGAGTGTCATCGTGCCGCCCACGGCCTGCGTGAGTCCGATGACCTCGGTGCCGGTCCCGACAGTCGCCGCGTACGGCGTGCCTGCGGGCCATGTACCTGAACGGGTGCCCGTGAAATCATCCCATGCGGAGACGTACTCGGGGTTCCGCTGGAGAGAGATCAGGCCCTTCAGCGGGTCGCTGGCAAACCCGGTTCTGGAGAAAGCGTTGTACAACCTGCGCGGAAGGAAATCTACTGCTGGCATTTAGTCATCCTTGTTCCGGGGCTTCTCCCGGTAGAACTACTTCGGCTCGACCGTGGCCTCTTCGACTACGAGATCGCCGTGCTTGTCTCGTTTCGTGACGAGTTTCCGCTTCAGTCCCAGCGCTTCCCGCCGCTTCTCCGCTTCCTCCATCGGCCGACGATGCTCGTCAGCGGTAAGGGAGTCGAAAGTGGCGGGCAGGCTGTTGGTCGAGCGTAGCGGCTCACTCACGTCTATCCCGTACCGCTTCGCATCCTGCAACTGCGCGTGAACGTCGTCGCTGGAGGCGTAAACCGGCACGATGCGTCGGAAATGAGCCACGACGTAGACCCTCAAGTTGTCACCATCAACGGGGTCTTCGTTCGGGCTCGGCCTCGGGGACGGAACAGGGGCATGGATGACGGGCTTGTCCACCCGCGCCCACCCCCGCGCCGCCTTCCACGCCGTCCAGAGCCGGACCTTCTCAGTGACGATCTTGTCGAACTTCAGAATCTCGTTTGAGTGCTCCTTGAATGTCACCGCCTCAGCAGGGACGCGGAAGAATCCCGTGTGCTCCTCGGGGCCGTCGGCGGTGATCAGTTGCACGCGCTTGTGACGCGATGGGATGAACCGCCTGACACCACTCGGAAGCGAACGCGGGATTCTACGCACTAGAACTCTTCACTCTGCGCCCAGTCGGGCTTAGTCGAAGAGGTCACGACGCTGCCGCCATCCCCTGCGACCTTTTTCCCGCCCTCCATCTGACCCACCATTGCGAGGATGCGCGCATTGGCGACATCCCCGGCGATCTCTGCGATGACCTCGCGAAGATTCGGGTCGAGGGCGGCGAGCTTGTGAGCCTGCACGATTTCGGCAAGCTCGTTGAATAGCGCATCGGCGTCGAGGGGCTGTTCGGCAATCTCGATGAGCCGAGACACCTGATTCCGCCGCTTGCGCTGGTTATCGCGCCACGCGGGGTTGTCGGAGTTCTCGATGTCGTGTTCGCAGTCTGTGAACTGCTCACTGAGGTCAAGGAGGTAGTCTTCCTTGTTCGCCTCGATGACCTGGATCAGCCGCTTCGCGCCGTCACGGGTGAGAGTCGGGCCGACATACTCGTAGCCCTTCTCTATCTGTCGCTGTTGCGCGTATGTGGCCCCACCTACCTCCCGGCCCCGGCGCATAACCGGGGCACCATTGGGGTAGATGATCAGCACTTCGCGAATCGTCGCGCCACGCGGGTTGATGAAGTAGGCCGCAGGCCCACCTGTCAACCCGCCGGGGCGAGTACGAATCTGCTCAAGGGTCGTCGGTGGACGCTCGCTGAAGCCACGCCTTTCCTGCCCGCGCTTTGATTGCACGGGGTTGCGAGCTTCTTCGGCCCGCTCCCTCTGTGTTTTCTCAGACCGCTTCTTGGCAACAGCGGCCTTCGGGTTCTTGGGGCACTGAAGGTTCCAGTGGCCGCGCAGGCCGTTGGCTCCGTTGATGCCTTCCTTCCCGCAGTCAGGGCAGGAGACAAGTTCGACTTCGGCAGGGGCGTCTACCACTACGCACCCCGCATAAACACACCGTGGTCGTCGCGAGTCTCAATGACGCCCCAGATGGCCGACACAGCTACCTTCTTGGAAAGGTTGTCGATGTCGTCTTCGACCCGGACGCGCGGCTCACGCCGCATCGCGAGTGCAATGGCGTCTGACTGCCACATGCCATTGTCGTGACCCGCAGCATTGGAGCCCTCGATGTTGGTCGATGTCCATGCGCGAGCACCGTAGATGTCACCGAACTCGCCCTTGACGATATCCGCACCGCCGCCCCGGCTGAAGTCCGAAGAGGCGTAACGGTCGATGGAGAGCATGGAGTTCTTGGTGGCCGGAGCCATCCCGAAGAATCTGCGATCCATTGGCGCGTCTGCGTCGTCGAGGTACTGGTGGGAACGCCGCACGTCGTCGTCGGTGAGGTCCACCGCGAGCGTGCCAACGACCTGAGTGAAGTTGTCCACCAGCGCCGCCAGCGTGTCGTCAACGGCAAGGTTGACGGCATAGGAAGAGCGTCGCGTGTAGATGTTCTCCTGGTCATGCAGTGACAGCGCATCCTCGAACTCTTCCAGCTCGAAAGCGGCGTACTGATGCTGATTGATGGTTAGCGTGACCGAGGACTCGGTGTTCCCCGTGAAGGTGATGTCGTTGCCGTTGTTGCCCTGAGTCTTTGAGGCGGCCGCGAAGGCCGTGATGGTCGGCCATGCGATGGTCGTACCAACGCCCGCGTCATCACGGTACTGGGTGGAGACGGTGCCCTCGAAGCCAAGATTGGCCTCGCGGATGTCGATGATCTTCTTTGACGTGATTGCGGGATTGAACGCAGCGCCCGTCGTGCTTGTTAATGAGGTGCTCATACTTCAACGCCCTTACTGGGCGAGACCGGCGACACGCTCCAATCTGCTCATATCAATGACTTCTGAGCCGCGCGTAGTGTCCGCTTCGGACACACTCGCCTCAATCTGTGTCTTCACATCGTCGGGGAGGCGCTTCCAGATGCCCCCAGGAAGGCGGGCAATCTCCGCTGAGGTCAGGGAGACTCTGGTGTTGGACGCGGCGTTGCCACGGGTTGTAGCAGGGATAGGTGCGGTGCCGTTCTCGCTTACTGCTTCAAGTTCTTTCTTCGCCACCTCTGCGCCTGCGGTCTTAACGCGGGCGTCAAACGACTCCTCGCGCTCCGTATCCTTCTGTGCGACAGCCCCATTGATCAGGGTTCCGAACGCATCATCAGGTCGGCCTGCGGCAAGGTGCTCGTGGTACTCCGCAAGGGCGTCTTCCGAATACTTGTAGTTCGAGAAGAAGAACCCCGGAATCTCACTCGCGAGCCCGTCCGCAGCCGCATCACGCATGGCGGCACCGAGATTCTGCGCGCCACGGCGCAGAAGATCAGCGTCCAGAATCGTCTCGTCAGCTCCAGCGCGTTGCAGAACATTCCGCATCTCGGCTGCGACAACCTCGGGGTCGGCGAAGCGTCGGCGCTGGTCGGCGAGCGTCCTATCCTTGGATCGCTGCTCCGCACGCCTTACCTGCTCCTGAACCCGCGACTGTATCAGCGGGTTCAGAAAGGCTTCATCGGCGGTGTCTGAATTGAGCAGGTCGGAAAGCGACGGCACCGCATCAGAGGTGGCCTCTTCGGCCCCCTCCTCATCGCTGACACCAGGGGTTCCCTGATCAGCGTCTTCCGCGATCTGTGCGTCCTTGTCCAGCTCGGGGTCAGGCACTACCTAAGCGTGCTCCTCGTTATGACTACAAGCGGGAGTCTATCTTGTCGTTATGACAAGTAGCAAGTAATATGCTGGGGGCAGGCAGCGTATCTAGGAGAGTCAAGTGCAGGCATTGGAAGACCGATTCTGGGATAAGGTACGGCGCAGCAGGGGGCACGACTCTTGCTGGAGTTGGGCCGCCGGGTGCTTCGAGGATGGCTACGGGGCGTTCTCGTACGGGAAAACAGCGGCAGGGAATAACCGCGTGGTGAAGGCCCACAGGATGGCCTTTGAGCTAGTGGCAGGGGTCGCCCTGCCCAGTAGCACGCTGCTACTCCATCATTGCGATAACAAGCGCTGCTGCAACCCACGCCACCTCTACATCGGCGACTACACAGACAACGCCTACGACCGCAGGGAGCGAGGAGGCAACGCCAGCCGGCGCAAAAGGCTAAAGCCCGACCAGATATCTGAACTCCGTAGGCAGCGCAAGGGTGGCGCACGCGCCAAAGACCTGGCCGCCAAATACGGAATTACTCGCCAGCAAATCTGGAGCATCTGTGCGCGGCGGGCATGGAGGGGTATCCCCTGAAGCTGTCAAGCCGCCTACGCGCTTTAGCGTAAAGCCTCAGCGATGAAACGGCGCTCGGGGAGCTGTGTGGAGAAATAGTCCCAGTCTGTCGCCTTGTCGGCAAGGGCGGGCTCTCGGACGATGAAGTCCTTCTGGCGACGATCCACTGCGTTACCAAAAGCAGCAACAACGGGGTGGCTCCGCATCCGCCGCTCCGCCTCGTCGCCCACAATACCCCGAGGGCCCCCGATGGCGGCGGTCAGCTTGGCCAACATTGCGCTGAACCACTCGCCGTAACTGTCGAAGTTCTGAATGGCCGCATACTCAGGTGGGGCAAACTGCTGAGTATCTTTCCACGCATCGTCAGGGATATCGAAGAAGCCCGCATCATTGAGGTCGCGCGAGACCGCCCGGTATTCCTTCTCGGTATCAGTCGAACGATAGCCGGTGTTGACGTCGATGTAGTCATTGTCCTTATCCTCCAGACCGCCTCGCCACGCATCCACCTGGTCCCAGTCCACCGCGCCCACCGCGTCCGTATGCTCGATGATCGCGTTGACGTAGAGGTCGCGCGGGTTCTCGGGCTTCTCGATCGGACTGTCCAGCTCCCCGCCCGGTTCGAGGTAGATGCCCTTGAGGATGTTGCGGATCGCGGCGTTGTTGTCGTTGTTGAGCCCGCGCCACGCGCGGTGCGAGATTTTGCCAGCTTCGAGCTGTCGGTCGGCCGCATCCTGTCGCTCGCGGATGTGCTTTCTGGCCTTGTCCGCCTTGACGCGCTGCTGCGCGGGCACATTACCCTGCTCCGCCCGACGTGCCGACTCCTCCAGGTAGCCCTCAGCCAGTTCGGGATGCGCCTCATCGAATGCCTGCTGCTGATGATCCTGAAGGTCGAAGTAGCTCCGTACCTCGCCGTCATCAGTGGTGCGAATGTCGTTGTCGCGCGCCCACCGCCACACTTCCCGTTCTCGCTGGCGGTACGCGCTCTCGGGGTAGGCACCGCCGCCGAGGAACTGGCCCGCCGTCGCCACCGCACCTTCTATGAATGTGTCGCCCTGACGCTGAGACTCGAACGGCTGTCCGGCTGTCAGCGGCAGCATCCCCGTCACCTCGTATCCGAGCGCCTGAAGGATGTTAAGCGGGAAATCTCCGGTCATGATCGGGTTGCCGAAGTAGTCCTCGTTGCGCCCGATGAGGTCGGTCACGCGTCGCACGCCGACGCTGATGCGGTTGGCGAAGTACTGAGGCAGGCGAGCGAACGGGACGGGCACGCGCCCGAGGCCAGCCACGGGGATAGGTGCCGGGAGCGCCGCCTGGATGATGCCCCTGAACGGGCCGCCGATAGGCAGTGAGTAGCCGGCACCAGGGACATAAAAGCGCATGTTCCAAACCGCTGAACGGATGTGCCGCTCCATGTCAATGTCGCGCATCTTCGCGTCGGCTACGGCGCTCATGGCCGCGAGTGCGGTGACGGATGCAGCGATCTGCGTCACCATCTTGCGCGCCATACTCTCCTTGGGGGTGAGCGGCATCCGCAGGCCGGTCTTGGCGTAGGCCCTGGTCGCGTCCGTGACAAGCGCAGCGGTCTGACGCAGGTAGGCGACGGAGGTGAATGGGACACGTTGCGCGGTGGCCTGAGCCGGGGACTGCCCGAGACGGCGAGGATTGACAACCGGCAATACCTTCGCCGCAACATCGGACGCCGCCGCGTACGCCTCAGCCGGGACTGCTCCGCCCTTGATCTCCGCCTCGGCCAGGCTCTCGAATAGATGCTTTGAGTTCTTCTGGGCGCTCGTGTAGAGCCCTTCGTTGGCCGCGCTGAATCCAGGCAGGCGACGCATGAAGCCGCCCGCCAGCTCGCCCGGCGTTCCGCTCGTGGTCGCCCGGCCGCTGTAGAAGGCGTACCGCGCCCAGCCCTCGATACCCTCTTCCTCGATCGTGCGCGCGAGGTCAACCTGACGGAACGGCGCGAACAGGTCACGCTCACCCACCATCCGCGCGAGCCCGCCGAAGGCGCGGATGGTGGTGTCCACGGGCCGCGCCAGCAAGGCGATCTGCCCCTGCACACCAATCAGCACCGACAGGTCGCCGGAGAGCGCGGTCGCGTTCAGGTCGGCGATGAGTTGAGAGAAGCGGCTGGTGCTGGCCTCGCGCAGCGTCTTCACCTGCTTCGCCTGCTCGGCCGGGAAGTAGCGGAACACGCCCTCGCCTACGAGGATATGGCCTCGCGGGTTGGCAGCTTTGTACGACCTGCGCAGGTCATCGAGGAGGGGAACCAACCTGTTCACCTCCTCTTTCACCGATGCCACGGTCTGAGGCACAGCCTCGCCCGCCCGTCGCCGCGTGACGGTGGCGGCTTGCTCGGCGCGTTGTTCCAAGCGTGTCGCCTCGCGGGTGAGCTGACGCGCTCTCTGCTGGAGCTGACGCACTTCGCCAGAGAGGAAAGAAAGCTCCGTGCCCCACTCTTCGCCCAACTCTTCGATGCGCTCTAGCATCGGTGCCATGCGCTTCTCGACCCGCGCGGCCTCCACCTCCACCCGTCGCCCGGCTACGCCGAGTTGTCGCTGCTGTCGCTCGGCCGTGCGCAAACGGTTACGAAGGCTCGTGATCTTCTGGCGCACCTGGTCACGTTTCGAGCGCAGCCCAGGGTGTAACTCGTCCATCAGTTTAACGCGCGTCTTACCCCCTACGCCTGCGCGGAAGACCTCGCCACTGGCCGCGCGCGCCTTTGCTGAGTCCATACCCGCGAGCAACACCCGGATATCGGTCTCTGGCACGAACACCTCTTCAGGCTTCATCTTGCCCAGCCCGGCGCGCCTCGTCTCGTCCTCCCAGCGCTTGCGCCCGCTCTCCCAAACACGGGTCTTACCCCGCCCTCTCGCGACAGCCCCACTGACGCTATCGAAAGCCTCAGCCATGGCTTCAGCGGAAGCGGATTTGTCCACGTTGGGCAGGTGCGCGCTGCCCTCCGCGCCACGGAACCGCCCGATACCCGTGCCGTAGCCCTTATTGACGAGCCTCAGCAGTTCAGTGTCGCGCTCATCGAGTGAAGTGATCACCGCACGCTGCGCGTCCGTCAGGTCGTAGAGATGGGGGTTCTGCACGATGTCATACAGCGTGTTCGTCGCCGGGTAAGCCGCCGCCGCCTCATCACCAAGGAAGCGGATCGGCAGCGTGTTGCCTTCAATGGCCCCCAGGCCGAAGGCTTCGTCGAGCCCACGCAGAGTAGGGACGTAATCAGCGAAGGCGCGCTGGGCCACCTCGGCCTGCGCACCGCCCTCACCGACACTCGCGGTCATGATCTCGTCCGAGAGCTTGAACCGGGGTTGATCGGCGGCTCGTGCCTGACGCAGCCCTGGCACGCGGTTCAGCAGGTCGCCGATCACGCCGGGCTTGTCGGCCTCGACGATCACCCCCGCATCGCGCAAGGACCGTTCGAGTTCAGGTGGCCGTGGTTCGTCGCCTCTCGGACGGGGCGGCTCGGCAGGCGGGCGCGCGGGCGGCTGCGCTGCTTCCTCCGCGCCCCCACCTCGAAGTAACGCCTCAGCCTCACCCGCATCAACCTGACGCACGACTGAGGCATTCCGCAGCAGCACCTCGCCTTCATCGGCACCACGGCCGACGACCTCGCCCGTAACAACGTGCAGATTCTCTCCATACCGCTGCTGTAGATTGGCGAAGCTTTCCAGCTCTGCACCAGTCGGGCTCAGTGCCGATGTTCCTGCCAGTTGCTCGCCCGCTGGCCGCCACGTCATCGATGTGCCGAGTTGCTGGCCTGGTGCCTGCGGAACTTCATCGAAGCGGAGGTACTCGTCCAGACCGAGCTTCGGCACCTCCGCGACCTCCGCAAGCCCACGAGCAGCCTGCTCCTCCGGCGTCAGGCGGCTCACATCCTCCACGCCCAGCGCCGGCACCACGCGCCGCAGCGCTGGCTCCGCGCTGGTTACGCCCTCGCGCAGCGCACGTCCTGCGGCAGGGATAGCACGCGTGCTCGCCCTGACGGCCGGGAGTGAGCCCACGCCGGCCAGTATGCCGGCACCGAACGCCACCGCCGGCGGGGCTCCGCGCTCTATCAGCTCCTGCGTTGTGATCGAGGACACAGAAGCAAACGCGGTTTCGGCCACGCCACGGGCAACCACTCCACCGGGGATCAGCGGCTCCAGCAGTCCCCCAATGACCGGCACCGAGCGCAGCCCCAGCCGGGTCAATGCCGCCGGCCCGGTTGCCGCCACTGCGGCCCATGTGATCGGGTCAAACGCCACGCGCGCCACTTCGCCGGCGATCTCGCGAGCCTTGCTATCTTCCGGCAGCAAGCGCACAGCGCCGACGTTCTCCCACGGGATCGACTCGGGCTCCATCCAGCCCTGAGCTAGGCGTGTCCACACCTTTAGCGGGGTCTCATCGGGAACAACCGTCATCGCGCCACCCACCGCGCCGGCCGGGCGGCCGATGTTCTTCGCCACCTGTTGCAGCCCGGCACCGCCGACATCGCGGACGCCCTGTGGCGTCACGGCGCGAAACGCGCCCGCCACGGAGGCGAGGTCGAGGCCGAAGTCACCGCGCCCGAGTTCTGAGCGGTCGATGTTACGCAGTGAGGTCTGGATGGCCTCTTCGGAGAGGCCACGGGCACGCGATCGCGTGATGAAGGCGTTGATGTCCTGCTCAGTCAACTCGTCACGCTGAGGCGGCTCACGACGGGGCGGAATCGTCTCCAGGTCGATGCCCTCGGCCTCGCCAACGACGGGGGCGCGGGAACGGCGCTCAAAGGGGCCACTGGTAGGTAGGGGGCGCTGCGCGGCATAAGCGCTACGGATGGCGTTGCCCAGCTCGGTTGTACCGCCCCGGTCCTGCCGGAATTGGTCGATCTCCAGCAAGCGAGCGGGGGAGTCTACGACGTTTAGCTCGTTGAACAGCGACCGCTGGCGACGCCTGCGGCCAAGGAAGCGAGCTTCGCTTTCGCCCTGAGCCACTATCGTGTCCTGCGGAAGATGCCTTGCCTGATGCCGGTGGGTCGCGAGCGCGCGAGGTCACGCGCGAACGCCTGCCGCGTCACACCCGCTCCAGCGGCGGTGACTCCCGCAGCGGCTTGTTGGAGTGCAGGGTCGGTGCCAGGGGCAGAGACGCCCACCGGGGCGATTACGCCTTGTGTGACAGGGATATCTGGCGCTGCGCCACGGAATCGTTCGAATGCTTTCTGGAACGCGCCAGCAAGCAGGGATCGGGCACGCGCAACGGACTCCGGCCTCGGCTGCACCCCGAACACCCCGCCGTCCTGCGCCTGCTTGCGGGGCTTTTCTTTGAGTGGGGTGACGACGAACCCGCCACCGGCAATCGGCGTGACCACCTCGCCGTCGTGGACTTCGACGGACTCACCGAAGACTCCACCACCCCTAGCCTGCGGAATTTCTCTGCCTACGAGATGCAAGTCCTGCAACACGTTCCTGGCAGGAAGCACCTCGGGTGCAGGAGCCGTGTCCGCCGCTGAGCCCCGTAAAAGCCGCGTGGTCGCTGTACTTGGAAGCGGGTAGCCCGTTGACGCTCGGGAGTCCCGCAGCGCCGCCGCCTCTTCCTGCGCCCGCCGAACAAATCGGCTTTCAGGGTCTCCACCACCCCTAGCCTGCGGAATTTCTCTGCCTTTGAGATGCAAGTCCTGCAACACGTCCGCAGCAATATCGTCGAAATCGAACGCACCGCGAGCAATCAACTCTTCCTCGGGAACTCCGGGCATCATTGTCGTGCGCGGGCGAGTTGGCGCAAAGACTCCCTGCGGGGTGGTGGTTGGCGCAGCAGCAGGAGCGGCAGTCGGGGCTGGCCCTTCTGCTGGGGCAGCCTGGTCCAGCAAATCAGTGGCGCTATCAGCAAGGGTTGAGATATCAAGGTTCTGGAGTTTGGGCTCTTGTGCCTGCTGAACCTGTACCGGTGCAACTTGCTGGAGTCCAAGGGTGGGACTCAGGGCGCGCTGAAGCGCGTCCGCAAGGAGCGACTGCTGCTGCTCCAGCCGTCCACCTTCTGCTCGTGCGACATCCTGCGTTTCCAAGAACCTTGCGAGGGGGGCTAGCCCCTCTTCAGTGAGACCGGAGAAACCGCCGGCGAGTGCGGTCGAGATGGAGCCGAACTGCTGTTGCGCGGCGATGTTCGCCACGATGTCACCGGGGTCGCGTGAGAAGTCCGCGATCTGGCCAGCGATCTCGATTTGCTGCTGAAGGTTCTGGCCACGGGACTGCTCGGTGAGTTGTGTAAGTTGCAGCGCCCGAGTGGCCGAGTTCTGCGCTGCCTGGAATGTGCGGTCAGCCCCGGCCTGCTGTGCCTGCTGGGCGAGTTGCGCGTTCAGGTTCTCCGTATTCTGACGCAACTGCGCTAACTCGATCATGCTGTTGTTGATGCTCGTCGTAATGTTTGCGATGACGCCAGTGAGATTGATGACATCACTACGCCGGCCACTAGCCTCAGCGACCGCGAGTTCGTCACGTCGTAGATCAAGCGTGCCTAGATTGATCTCGTGCGTGGCGTTGAACTGCTGGATGGCCTTTAACGCCGCATCAGCTTGCCGCCCCAACTGCTCAATCTCGTACGCGCTGGCCGGCGCTGGCGCAGCGGGGCGCACCTCTTTAAATGATCCGTCCTCTTTAAAGAGGAGCAGGGCACCGTCTGGGGCAAAACGAAACTGGGGGAAAGCCGGGCCACTTGCAGCGCCGTAGTCCTCCCAGTCGTTGGGGTCGCGGGGAAGCGGCCCAGGGTCGATGGGGGCAGCTTCAGGGGCTGGGTCTTGTGGATCGCCGTTCATGTGAGCGTGACCGTCCTCCACGCGCCTGTGTCGTCGTTTTCCAGATCAAGTGCCATCAGACCACCCCGGAATCTTCAGCGTCTCGCATGAAATCGCGCTGCCTGCGACTAGCCTCCTCCGGGTCACTTGTCGCCAGCTCCTCGTTCACGCCGATACTCTCGTCGTCAAGGAACTTCATCATCCGCTCCTCGCGTGAAAGCTCAAGGTCGCCGTAGGTGAGTCCCTTGGAGTCCACGAGCGCAGTAACCATCTCATCCTCGAATGAGGCCAGAATGTCCATTATCATATCCTCTACGGACTGAAGGAACTTGCGGTCGAGGATTATAGCCGTCACAGAGGCAGTCCCGCATCGACCGGGGCTGCGCCCTGACCCTGGAGTGGCGGCAGGGCGTTCTGCACCCCGCCCTGCTCAATACCCGGCTGGCGTATCCCTGCCGCAGCGGCGGGTTCACCGGGGAGCATGTCAGGTCGAGGGTTTGTGGCCGCAAACAGTTCAGCACCAGCCTGGACTTCGTTGGGGGTCTGCTCGGCTATCCTTCCCTGCACGCGCGCGATGATGCGTGGAATCATCACGGCGTCCATCAGGGCACGAACAACCTGCCACGAGAGTGCGGCCTGTAAGTCCCCGAACGGGTCGTCGGAGCCCTTCCACTTCTCGTAGAACTCGATAGGGCCGATGCGGTTCGCCTCCAGCAGCTCCATACCTACCTGCGTCATCACGATCCGCTCTTGAGCGTCGTGGTCGTCCTGCTCCACCCGGATGTCGATTGAGAGGTTCCTGGGGTTGAGTTCGATTTCGCCGCGTACAGAGTGGTTCTTACCACGTCTTGCGGGCTTCGAGTAGATAACAACTGTTTGCTTGCGGTGGCGGATAACGCGCGACCACATCCGCGCCATCTTGCGGACGGCACGCGCGTGGTTCTTGACCACGGAGGTAATCTTGACGTTCGCAGCCGCCTGTTTGAGCCGCGTCCCCCACGCTGGCTCCTCAGACCCTGACGCCCCCATCGCGGCTTCCGGCGGGAGCACCTGATCAAGTGCGACCGCCCAGAAGTCGAGCAGCCTCACGAGATCATCAACATTCTCAATCTTCAACTGCTCAAACGACCCACCGCCAGTCTCAATCACCGCTGCGTAGCGGGGGTCGAGGCCAGCGATGTTATCGGTTTCGGTGACCATGGGCTCGCCCGAATCGGGGTCGAGGACGGGGGTGCCGTCAGCCTTGATGATCACATAGCGGGGGGTAGTGTTGAATACGGCGGCGTTGGACAGGAGGGTTGATACCTGGTTGTAGCCCGGCACCATCGCGTATGCGCCCTCAAGGAGCGGGATGTACTCTTCCTCGGGGAATGGTGAGTCCGTCTGGTTCGCGCAGGCCGGGAACAGCGGCACTTCGCCCATGTCGTGCTTCGTATGGAATACAATCGTCCCGCCGCCTGCGGGCTTGCCGCCCTGCTGGCGGGAGACGAAGTAGTACACCTCGTCGCGGGAGAACAGGCGGACGCGAATCCATGTGTTCTGGGAGGAGATGTTCTCCGCCGTGGGCCCGCCGCGATCCTGCCCCTTGACGATGTTGCCGTGCTCATCCTCGACCACCCCGAACTCATCCTCGAGGTCGGCTATCGGGACTTCCTCAATCACGGCCCCCAGTGAAATGCCTGCGGTGTCCTTGCGGTAGTAAACAGAGCCAGGGGGCAGGGCCTCAATGATGAACAGCGTCCGGCCGTCGGTGGCGTTCTCACGCATGGCGTCGAGCTTGCGGCGCTCCCAGAGGTCCAGCCCCTCGGCGTACTGGAACTCCTTGCCCTTCTCAACGAACACATCGGTGATATCGTTGCCCAGCCGCTCAATCTCTTCGTCGGTGAGGGTGGCGTAGAAGGCCCGCGACGGGACATTCCACCCTATCGCGTTTTCGTAGGAGAGATACCAGCCGACACCCTTGGTGACGGCGGAGAAACCGACGATCTGCTGCATCGGCGTCTCATACGCCTGATCGGACTCCCAGTAGATGGCGTTGAGTGCGTCTTCCTGCTCTTTGGCGCGCTTGAGATTGGTGGTGGTTGGGTCGGCTCCCGTGGATTGCACATTGACCTGGATGTTGGGGGTGTTCTCGGTGGCCTTCCCGGCGAGGTGCTGGGCGCGGTCCACCAGCAGCCCCGTGGCGTGCTTGATGATGGAACGGGACTTGTCGAAGGGGGGCGGGACGTACTGGCCGGTGGCGTTCTCGTCGGTCTGTCGGCGGAAGACAAGGGCGTCACGGAGGCTGAGGCGCATATCACGAGTGGTGAAGCGCTCCATCAAGTCCGAGACGATGCGGGAGACCTCAGTATCGTTCCACCGGGCGCTGGGGAAGTCCTTACCCTCGGTCATGTCAACCAAAGGGAACCTCCTCAATGGAAGACTCGCCATCCGAGAGAGCCCACATATGACGGCAGAGGCAGAAGGCGCGTGTGTAGTTCGAGTCGTAATAGACCTGGTGGCCCATGTTCATGTGGAGTTCAGCGAACTCCCTGACGCACTGATCCAGTCGGCGAGTCTTCTTAAGTGTCGCCATAACCGACTCGGCATCCACCTATCCAGTTCCTGATAGGCCACGGTTGTGACACCACCCGCCATCAACCTCGCGATCGGGCCAACGTTCTGAGCGCTGGCTGATGAATCGACCCTTTCGGTTACGGTTCCACTCCCATACGTAGAACGTAGGGAAGTGGTTGTCTGCGCGGTGCTCGCGGCAGGTGGAGCACATTCCCCGGCTTATACTGAGGACACCGCAGTCGCTACAGGCCACGGGTGTCGGCCCCGGCGTGTCCATCCGGGGTCTTGATCACGTCACCTGAGTGCTGGCCCGACTTCGGGGCCTTCTTCGTGGTGTGAGTGTCGGTGATGGCGTTGGGGTCGCGCTTCGGGTCGAGGAGACCGGACTTGTCGCGCTTCGCATGGGCTGCAAACTTGCTGCGGCTGGACTCTGCCAAGGGACACACTCCTAGATATGTAAAGGCGCTATAGCACCTGAGCGTCGCTACCTTACCCTACTCGGTCACGGGGCTGTCAAGTTGGCTAGAGCACCTTAGTCGACTATCATCAGCTCATCAGCCCATCCATGCACTGTATTGCCATAGCGAGTAGTGATAAAGACGTGCACGAAACCCGGGCTCCGCTCAGTAATTGTAATTGTATCGATATCGCTTGTCCGCACAAAGGAGCCCGGCAACGTGCCCTCCGGGGAGTCCCTCAATGGTGAGAAGGCGTTCAGGCCGTATTCTTCTGGGGTGGTCATGCTGCTACCCTCGTGTGTCGCCGTCGTCTTCGTTTCTTCGGCCCGCCGCGCCGTGAGATCATCAGCCCCATCAGGGCATATCTGCGGGCGTCCATGCAGTCAGCGTGGTGGTCGATGGGGGTCGAGGTGAGGTACTCGTTCCCCTCGCCATCGGTGGACTTGCGATACAGGTAGGAGTAGAACTCCGAGATGGACCGGGAACAGAACGGGTTGATGGTGAGTGCTTCGCGCGAAAGGAAGTCCCCCACCGTCCTGAGCCCCTGTACGCGGTCGTTGATGGCCCGTGCCGACAGTGCTTGTGGACCTGACACCTGCGGCCCCGCCGGGAGGCCGGAAGACTTGAAGGTGGCAATGGCCGTCTGGTTGGACGGGTCGCACCAGACCTGATTGAACGGCACCTTGCTGTGCCACTTGTGCAACTCCCCGCCCAGCTCTACATCTCCTACTGGCTCGTCCCAGACCTTCTCCGCGAACTGGTGGACTTTACCCGATCTCCCCATCCCGAGAATGACGATGGCGGAGGGGTCGCCTCCTCCGAAGTCTACCCCCGCAACTCTCGCAACAATTTCAGGGGAGTCGTATGGAACTGGATCGGGAGCGTCGAGGGTGCGAACGTGCGTCCGTTCGCTGAACTGCGGGTAGACAAGTCCCTCGAATGTGACAAAGAGCCCCTCCAATTCCTGCTGCCTGAGCTGAGTATCCCCCTGCATCGCCGCTTCCTGGTCGTCGATGTAGGAGACGGGGAGGTTGGCGGCGTTGTCGTAGGTCGTGGCATGGGTCATTGGAAAGCGCTTGATACGGTTCGTAAACGCCGCGTCCGTCTCGTTCATCAGCCTGTCGGGGGAGTAGGCACGGTAGAGCCAGTTCCGACCCCTCGGCGTCGTGGTCATAAAGATTGGGTAGTGCCAGTCGGCGCGGCCGTCTTTGCGCCTCGGCAGTCCCCGGCGGTGACGGAGCCGTCCGCGAACCACCTGGAGGGCACCCTCGGGGGACATGGCGGGCTCGTCCCACCAGCAGAAGGCGTACTCGTGTGCCCTGATGCGGTCGATTTCGGTCGTGGAGCGGTACAGGAACTCGGAAGGTCTGCCTTCGTCATCGAAGAAGTTGAACTGGAAGATGTGCTCAGTGCGGTTGTGGGAGAGAATCCAGTCCTGCGGGCACCATTCAAGGAAAGTCTGTAGCGTCCCCTGTGAGAGCTGGTCGTAGGTCGGGGCGGCGAGCAGGCCACGGATGCCGGGGTAATTGCGAATCAGGGTGAGCATGATGGCCGCACCCGCGACCGTCTTACCCGACCCCAACCCCCCGATGTAGCCGGGGTTGGGGGCCTTGCGGTCCAGCACGTCACCGTAGAAGATATTCTGCTTCTCGGTGAGCTTCAGGCTGCGGCGTTCAGCCGCCATTCAGGAGTTCCAGTTCCTCCCTCACGATTTCGCCCTCGATGGTAGATGTGTCCAGTTTGGGCTGTTCTCCGGGGCGAATGATGACGAGTGTGGGCGAGGGCAGTTGCTCGCGTTCCTCGGTGGCCTTACCCAGTCCCCGTTGCTCGATGATGTTCCCCGCCGCGATACGGTCGCGGGCCGAAGCGGTCGTGTCCTCGACAATCTCCAGCAGCATCTTGCGTACCCGCTCAAGCGCCTTAGTGTTTTTCTCCCACTTGTCCCAGTCCTCTTTACGCGCGTTGATAACGTCCGAGCGGCGGATCGTTTTCGACCCCTTGGGCCGACCGGCACCAGGGCGCTTGCCACCCCTAGCGATCTTCAGCCCCCAGATACAGATACTCAAGCACCTCCTGAAGGTCCGAATCAGATACCTTCGAGTCGGCGGGGAGCGGGGGCGTGGGAGAGTCGTTCAACACTCCTGTCGATGCTCTCGTATGCCACAGATATTCCCTGCCGTTTAGGTTCAACAACTGCATAACACACAGGTGCGCCTCAGTCATGCTCTGAACAATCATGCGGTGCGGCTCCCGTTACCCGTTCCACCAGCGCGTTGTGGCGGGCGATGGCGCGATCGCTTGCGTAGAGCGTCATCCACCCCTGCTCACGCCCCTCCGGGTCGCGATAGTAGTTCACGGGACAGGAAGGGACGATGGCCTTGGGCACCTGATGGTCTGCGCCGAGTTCGGGCCAGGGTTTGCAGTCGAGGCACTCGTAGTCGTGCGGGGGCAGGTCGCGCTTGGCCGTTACGCCACCTGAAAGCTGGACGAAGATCGCGAAGTCGTCCAGCGAGTAGAAGGCTTTCTCGTCGTTCATGCTCATAGCCGAAGGGCTGTGGCCGTACGCGCGCCGGAGGAGAAGCGCAGCAGCACGGGCGACAGCCCTCGGTGAAAGGATTGTACGCTCTGTTGTCTAGTCCGTGTCAACGTCAGCGTCCCACTCCTCATAGGCCAGCGAAATTCCGCCATCGGTGAACCAGTTCGGCTGCGGGGGAGGTGGATTGGCCCGTACGTACTCCAGCGTCTCCCACGGCATCACCCCACGCAGGCTCTCCCGCACCTCAGGGCGGTGGATGCAGGCCCAGTACGCGCCACATCTCAGGCAGAGTCCGTAGTCGCCATGCGGCTTATCGACCTGTCACGCCCCGCTAGCTTCCGTTAGGCGCATCAGCTATCCATACGATGTGCTCACGGCGAATGTCCACACCCCGGTCGAAGCTCGGCACGGACCACGCCTTCCCGGGATATCTCTCGGGGAGTCCCTGAACCTCCTTTATTTCGTGCAGAGTCACCCACTCCCCATTCAACGTAGCATGCTCGAAATAGATGATTGCACCCGTAACCGTCTGACACGCAAAGTCGAATGAGTCCCATGTTGCCTTCGCCAGATGCCCGGACCCACCGGCGAGCATTCGCGCCCGTTCGTCTTCCGTCATAGTTTCAAAATCTGGCTGGGACTGTTCGTCGGTAGTCACGACGGGAACCTGTGCCACGCGGGACCGAACCTACCTGCCGGGCAGGCGAAGCATACACCACCCTTATCGTGGTGCCACTCGCAATGTCCACAGACGCCGCAGTCCAGCCCCTCGCATTTACGGCGGAATGTCATTTGTACTGCATGC